CCATGGTACAGTTCTTCTTTGTCCAATCTTAAAAGATGCTTGCCGTCAGGGCCTATCATTCTAGTTTTGGTAGTCGTTGTTTGGACGTCTTGGCACAGATATGTCTTTATGTTATTTTGCAGTAAAATCTCTTGGATTTTGTGACCAGGGGCATCGTTGCCCACCGATCCATAAAGATGCGTGTCTGCGCCAAGATTTGATAGGTTTAAAGCGAGGTTTCCAGCACCACCTACATTGTGATTGCGTTGTTTTTCCTGCAAAACCAAGGCAGATGCTTCTGGTGAAACTTTGGTACAAAGTCCATGCACCCATACGTCCAACATAACATCGCCAATTATTTTCATTTGATTAATTTTAGTACTTTGAATACCGTGTCCAACTTGATCTGATTGGTTTTGTTTTGAAAAGTCTTCCTTAAACCTTGATGTAACGGCTTCGGCCAATTGCCGAATGAAACCCAAGCGTATCCGTCGTGTTCTGTGTTAAGATTTGGAATAAACTCTTTTTCAACCACACAAAGATATGTGTGATATAAAAAGTTTTCATCATTGCTGATGAATGTTTCCATTGGGATGGTTTTTTTAATTTTTTGTTCACCAATTTCTTCTTTGATTTCTCTTTGGAGACCTTCCCATAGATTTTCGTTGCTGGTGGTCGTGCCGCCAACTAACCCCCACACATGATTTTGTTTGCTTTGTGTTCTGTGTAATAACAAGAATCTTTTGGTGTCTAGGGTATAGAAGAGTGCTCCACACCCAACAATTTTACTGCTCATACAATTAATTATATGACTATTGGATCTTCCAGGTGCCTTTTCGATATTCACCTTCAAAGGACAGCAACCATTCTGTGCCGTTCCATTTGTATTGAATTCCGGTATTTAAATTGGTAATGTAGGTGGTCACAAAATTGTTTGCTGTGACTGGATTAGCACTGGCATCAAATATAATTTGCCAATTGGTACCATTCCATTCCACTATATCATTGGCTCCTGCAACCAAATCAATATTGCTGTCACCTTTCCATGCATCTGCTCCATCGGCATTATCTGCACTGCCTATGTCTTTTAATAACAATAATCTTTTTCCGTTAATTTTTAAGTTGCTAGGATTGAATGTTGTAGGATCCACAATGTAATCGATACTGCCTCTTGTACTTGCTGGTCCAACTATTACAGTATCTGTTGGAATTGTATCTTCATCCCAATCTACCAACAACTGTGCAGGATTAGTTTCGTTGATGGCTACTGTTCCTATCACTTGATCATCTACTCCTTCTCTATTGAGATAAATTTTGCTTAAACCTGTTTTGAAATTTCCAATTGCATCTAGATATCCCTGCCAGTTCGCTATTCCAATAGTGCCTTTATCAATTATACTCACAGTGCTATTCATTACCATGATATCAACATTTATTCCAGTGGTGCCTAAAACACTGTCTGTATCTTTTCTGATGGCTACACTGGTATCTATCGATCCATCTGCACTTTTTCTAACATTTGCTTTGATGCTGTTTGAATAATCATCTTGATAAGCCATTAACTCAGGCATAGATTGACTCAGATCAATATCTCCTGTGCGTTCATTAAAAATACTGGTAATAATGTGAGTAATAACTCCTAGTTTTTTCACCTTAGTAGGCGGTGAAATATAAATCGGCATGGAAAAACTTAATGTTGCAACGTCAACTTCTGTTTCTATTCCAACAGGAATAGTTCTGCCGCTAAAATTGATGTTGTTTAACTCGACCACACTCAAACTGGTCCAATCAACATAATTGTCTGTGGTTTGGATTTCTAAACTAGGATTGAACAGCATTAAAATTTGCTCGAGAATTTGTAATTTTTGTTCAGTATTGCTGGTCCATATATCGCAATTTACAGTTAGGGTATAAGGAGTAGGCATCAGTCTTTCAACAGTAACATTTTTTCCTTGAGTGTTAAGGTATTCGTTATTATTACTATCGTATGCTCTTTCTCTTATGTGAATTTTACTAACAAAACTTGCATCTGATAATCTAGTTCTGTCCATTTCTAGATTGGTCACATAAACACCCATTCTAGGCACACTCGGAATTTTATTTTCAGAGTTATCTCTTATGATATGTGCCACCTGTCTAGTGATATCACCGTACATAACAGGTATGGTTTTCAAAGCACCAGCGCCGTCTTTATAAGAAAAATTACTCAACAGTCTTATAACTTGAGTGATATATCTTCGGATCTGTCCGTCGTAAAAATGTTGCATTAATTGTCCGCCTTAGGTCGTAAAGCCTTTGATAAACTCTGTCTTTCTTGCACAGTTTCTCCGGCAATATTTGTAGATTTAGTATTGTTTATAAATGTACCTTTTTGAGTTGAACGCTGATCAGTATTAGTTAGTGTCATACGAACATTGTCTTCCATTTTAATCCAACGTCCTCCATCATATCTAAATAATCTATTAGGTAAGAAATCTGTTCTCAAGAAATAATCTCCTTTATCAGATGCTGTTGGGAAGGTAATTCCAAAGCCAAACGATTCTCCGTTTGGTGCGATGCCATCTCCTAACAAATAACCATCGTAACCTTCTTTTTCTGGAGTTTGATTCACTCTATCAGTTAACGTGTTTTGTGTTGTTGTATCCAGTGTGGTGATATCTGTGGTAACTAATTCTGGTTTGCCTTGTTCATCAACTTGTAATGTGTAGAAATGAGCAATGTCATATCCTGATTTAGGAGCATCTGCTTCTGCTTGAGCCACCACAGCATTGTTAATCTGCATTTCTTTTTCATAAGTGGATAACACATCTCGTAGAGTATTTTGACTGCCTTCTTCTGATGGCAAATCTAAAATTTCTTTAAACTCCTGTGAGTCGTAGATTTGTTTCAATTTAATTCTGTACAAGTGTGGGTACCAAGTTGCAGAAAATCCTTCTGCCGCTCTGTTCACGTCCTCAACCACATAAAATCTTTTCAATGCCACTCGGTAATCATTCAGTGCGTATTCATCTTTTAAATGAGGCAATTCAAACACATCACCCGGCATCACTTTTCTACCCAAAGTTTTCACACTTGAGGTAATTGGCATGGTCATAAACAATGTGTCATTCTGTAAAAACAGTCCAAATTGACTCATATCAAAGTCTATATCTTGCACATTGTAAATTCCACGCATTTTGTAGATATTAGGATCGTATTTTCTGTCTCTATTTTCAAGGAACAACATATCTTGGATGTTGGTTTCTTTTACAGCATTGTATCTAGGCTGACTGGCAGTGGCTTCTTCTTCATCTGGATTGCGTGGTCCTAGGTATTTGTGAACAAAAACATCGGTGCCACCAACCGTGAACATTTCCACCACAGTTTTGTCTAAAAATGTGTAATCGTTACCCTTTTCTGGTTTATAAAGACTTAATCTAGGCATAGACATATATTTATCGGACGATAAATATGTATAAGGAAAACTATATGAGCGATTTAACCACACAAAAACAAGAGATTTTCGACTACGTTTACAACAGTCTAGGCGGCGGTATGGTGGATGTAGAACTGGATCCTGCTCACTACGAAACAGCATTGAGAGATGCATTTGACAGATTTAGACAGAGATCAGACAATTCTGTGGAAGAAAGTTATATGTTTCTTCCTTTAGTGTTGGATCAAAATGACTATATCCTACCCAACGAAGTGATAGAAGTACGTCAAATTTTTAGACGTTCTATTGGTTCTAGATCAGGCGGAGGCGATGGTGGCACAGTATTTGAACCATTCAATTTGGCTTACACCAACACGTATCTTTTGGCAAGTTCTAATATGGGTGGAGTGGCCACCTACAATATGTTTGCTCAATATCAAGAATTGGTAGGACGAATGTTTGGATCTTTCATCGAATTCAAATGGAACACCACAACTAAAAAATTAACAATTTTACAAAGACCTAGATCAGGAGAAGAAATTCTTTTGTATTGTTACAATTATAGACCTGATTCAGAATTACTAAAAGATTATTTGGCAAAAAAATGGTTAAAAGATTACACTTTGGCAAAATGTAAATTCATGTTAGGAGAAGCCAGAAGCAAGTTTAATCAAATAGCAGGACCACAAGGTGGAACCACACTAAATGGTGATGCATTAAAACAAGAAGCTCAAGCAGAAATGGATCGTTTGGAAGAAGAAGTTAAAACACAAACTGCCGGTGGTTCAGGATATTACTTCACAATTGGTTAATTCACTATTGACATTCGCATAAACATATAGTAATATTACTGTATGCAATATCAAATCACTCCTTTATTTTCAGTGCCTTTGTACAAAACTAATATTGGTACCATGGATCCTATTGAAAAATCTTGGGTGATGAATCTAAATTTTCCATCACAAAGCGTTGGATTATATAATTCCAACGAAGAATCAAAAAATGCAGGAATGAAAGTATTAGAACAACCTCAAATTAAAAATCTTAAACATAAAATTTTACAAGCAGTAAAACATTTTACCAACGAAGTACTTGATATAGAAGAAAATTTTGAACTAACAACTAGTTGGGTGAACAAATACGAAAAAGACGATCTAAACGATAAGCATTCTCATCCAAATGCTATGATCAGTGGAGTGTATTATATTGAAAGTGATGAAACATCTGCTCCTATTATTTTTAATAAACCTTATTTTCACACAAATCTTTTTCATGAAACAATTAAACCAACATTTAAAAATAAGAACAACAATCAATACAATTTAGATTATTATGGAGTAAATCCTAAAACAGGTGATTTA